TCTCGTCATATAATTCGTAGTTAGTTTGAGTTACACTTTCTGTACCTTTTAACATAGTATATTCAAATTTGCTATTAGGTTTCTTATATTCTTTAAGATCATTAATTGAAGTATCTATTTCATCTTCATTTACAATAGCTTCAGCAATAAAATCGGCACTTATTCTATGCGTTATTTTATATTTTTTCATTAAAGTGATTCTTCTACATCAAATTCAAATTGATATAAAGCATTACCATCTTTATCTGCACCAACAACTCCAAATTCTTGAATATCGTTAGTCAAATGTACAGTAAATGGAATATTATCATATTGTATATCTGATGAAGAAACTGCTGTAGTTAAAGGTGGTTCAATAGTAAGTGAGCCTGTTGAAATATCTGATTGATCTGCAACCACCATATAAACTTTATCGTGATTAGCAAATTTAATAAAATCTCCAGCTTTTAATGTGCCTGTTCCTGTACCACCTAAAGTAATTGATGTAGCACCAGCAGATGCAGTACCATTAGGTGTTCCACTAGCTATACCTCTAGCATCTTCGACTTCTGGTGGGATAATTGTAAAGTTTTCTTTACCTGATCTTTGCTTAACAATAAATGCCATAAGTTCGCCATAAACATCACTTCTTTTTGCCGTAATTATTCTAGCTGTAAATCCCCATCTTTGACCATCTATTTGTCTAGCAAGTTTCTTACCAGATACAGTTTTAGAGATAATAGTATTTTGAATTGATTTAATTCCTAAAGATTCAATTTTAGCAGAGGATATTGGAAATGCACCTGACATTAAATTAAACTCTCTTTCCCTCTTTCATTAACTGCATTATTAATTAATTGAGTTATAGTTCCTCTTGATCTAACTAATAAATCTTCGAAACCAGAAGCATCAACTGTATTGATATTAAAATTAACTGTAGTTGAACCACCATTACCACCTGTGCCTCTAGCAGATTGAGTTATTTGTCCTGTTTGATTAGGTATAAACATTTCTGGACCATTTTCTCCAACAAGATAAGGTTGATTTTTAGATACAGCACCACCATTTGCCATAAATCCTAAAAAGCCCATAGGATTACCACTCATAAGCATGGCTGTACCTTTAGCTTTATTTTGTTTTTTTTGTTCATCAGTTTGTTTTTTCATTTCTTGTGTTTGTTTAATCAATACACCTAATTTAGTATTTTCTAAAAATACTGATAAAGTTTGTCTTGTTATTTGCTCTATTAAAAAAGCCATAATTCTAACTAATACTTGTTGTGCCATATTTCTTAATGTATCTGATAATTTTTCTCCAAGTATTAATGTTTGTGCAAGTGATTGTGACATCTTAGAAATTCCACTATTAATACCTTCTGCGATAGTCTTGTTAATATTTTTCATTTTTAAGTTAATATTTTCTAACTCTTTGTTATTCATATCTTCGAATATTCTTTTAACAGTTTGTAATTCTTGCTGTTGATGTTTAATTATTCCAGCTTCTCTATTTGTTAATTCAACTACTTCTTGAACTTCTTTCTTATAACTTCTCATAAGAATAGCCATCTCTCTAGCTGAACTTCGCATTGAAATATTTTTATCTATAGCTTGAGATAATCCTTCAATAGTTTTATCTATTTGTTTATTTAATAATTTGAATGTTGCTGTTGTGGCCGCAACTGAGGCTGCCACTAAAGCTAAGCCAACTCCTGATAAAGCGGCCAAACCTCTAAGTCCAGCAAGTACAGGTACAATAGCTTTACCTAGTGAAATCATAAACGCAACTATCTTAATTGCGATTAAAACTTTAAATACTGTAATAACTGTATCAACATTTTCTTTTAATGATTTGAATAAATTTACAGTTCCTTCTACTGCTTTTGCTAATACAGTTCCAAAACCTACTGCGATTCTTTCTATGCTTTCTGAATTTTGTACTAAGAATTTATCTAAATCTCCAAATTGTCTTTTAAGTTGTGCAAAGAAACCTGCATCTAATAAAGTCTTTTTAAAATTAAAAACTTTATCTCCTATCATTGATAAAGTTCCTTCTAATGTTTGTGCTAATTCATCTGTTGCTTTTCCAAATCTCCCACCTTTTGCAAATACTTTTTCAAATGCTTGTACTGTTTCTTCAATAGATACTGTTGCACCTGCTTTGAAACCAAGCATATTTCTAACACCTTTTTCTCTAAATAGATCGGCCGCACCTATACCTGCACTAAATGATCTTTGTATTTGCTCAGCCGCAGTTCTAAAATCTAAACCTGTAACAGCGGCCACATTACCAGTAATTTCTAGCATCTTTTGTAAGCCTTCTGCATTATCAGTTACAGTTGCTAAAATACCAGAACCTGATTGTATTTCTTCTAGTGAAAATGGAACTTGAGATGCAAACTTAGTCATGTTCTCAAATGCTTTTGCACCTTCGTTTGTATCTTTAAGTAAGAACTTTAATCTTGTTCTTAAATTCTCTAAATTTTTTCCTGTATTAACTAAATTTCTTATAACTAGACCAGCACCTAGACCTACAAATGCGTTTTGTAAATTAAATACAGATTGTCTAAGTCTTCCAAGACCTTGTTGCAAACCACCTAAGGCTTTAGTCGCTTTATCTCTTGCTACTATATCTATAAATAGTCTTTGATTTGCCATTATTTAAAATTCCTTGCTTCTGCTAATGATTGTTTTGTTTTATACTGTTCTTGTTCTTTTTTCAAGTAAGCTAACCAAAGATTATAATGGCTAACAGGCATATCAAGAACTTCTTGAATTGTGATGTGTAATCTATCAGCAACAATCAACATTGATCGAATGTCGTTGTCGCTATCTACTTTTTTTCTGCGTCCTCGTAATTAGTATCAGCAAGAATTTGATTAGCAATATTTGAGATAATATTTGAATCTGCTCTTTTTCTAAGAGTAAATTTATCTTCTGGGATAAATGCTTTTACAAGATCACCTTTATCATTTTTAATCTGTAATTTCATAATTAACAGATCAACAAGAACATTTAAGTCTTGAAAGTTATTAGACTTTTTGAAGATTATATTCTTTTCTTCTAAGGTTAATGGTTCAGAATAAAAAACAGTAGGATTATTATTTTCATCTTTCCACTCTTGAACTTCAATAGTGATAGTTTTAAGAGTTTCAAAATGAGATTTAACTCTATCAATAACTGACATAAATTATTATGCTACAGTACCTACAGTTAATGCACCAGTTCCTTGGAATGTTACAGTTCTTGAAACGATTGCGTCCATTGAGTTGTTGATACTCATACCAGTAATAATACCTGTACCTGTGTAACTTGCATCTCCTGTAGTATTACCTTCTGGCAATAAAACAAAAGAGATAGAAGAACCAGCAGTTAAAGTTTCTTGCTGTGCATCAGTTTCATCAAAGTGCATTTCGATTGTTCCTGAGAATGAAGTTCTACCAGCTAAAAATGATTTAGTAGCATCAGTTAAAGCTGTATCTTCTACAACATCTCCAGTAGTTTCTAAAGTGAACGAAGTAACTTCGCCCATTTCAGTTCCACCAACTGTTACAACTCCTTCTTTTCCGTGATGTGTTGCCATGTCTTTTTATCCTTGTTAGATTTTGATTTAGTTTCTTTTTCTTGCTTATAGCCAAGTCTTAAATAATGGTCAAGGTTACTTTCGTTAATAATAACTTCAGAATTACCTTTATATAATTTAATATCTTTAGCCATAAAGTCTTTTACAATTTATCTTCTTCTTCGTCAATATCTTCTTCTAAATCTTCTTCTTCATCATCAAAATCTTCATCTAAATCTTCGTTATCTTCTTCCCATGTTCCTTCATCTTCTTCAACAACATTTTCTCTAATTTCTTCAACTAAATCTTTTACTTCTTCACAAATGATAGATTCTTTGTCATGTAGTTTTTCTAATTGATTCATTCTTTTAGTTATTTTTTCTAATATCTTTTCTGTTTTGCTCATTGTTTATCTCCTAAGGTGTTCCTGCTTGATATTCGTACATACACCTAATCGTCATTCTTATTCCACCAACAGGAAATAAACTACCCTCGTCAGTTTCTACTTGTATAACTTCCGAATCAAGTGCATTACCATTTCTGGTAATATCAGATTCTATTGCAGTTTCAATAGCTGTTATTAACTCGTTTCTTTTAGTATCTATATTAACTTCTGCACCTTTAACAAAACCTAATATTAAAAAATCAATAGTTCCTGTTCTTGTTCTTGAACCTGAGCCTAATTCAGCATCATCTCTATTTTCTTCAGATGTTTGAATAATTACTGCTGGATATTGTTGTTCTGATAATTCATCTAAAATAAATGGTTGTCTAGTAGCTTTCTTAATTGCAGGACTACTAATCGCAGAAATAGTAGTTAATAAATTAGATGCTATATTTTCTCTTACACTCATATTCTAAACTTTCTTAATTCTTTTTCTACAAATCTATTAAACTGTTTTCTTATTATATTAGCTGTTCTATCATTAAAACCAAAAAATTCACGATTTACTTTACCCAATACTTGATTGAATAATGCTCTCTGACGCATTTGTGCATTTGAAAAACCTAATGTTATTTTGTGTCTTCCTGTTTTTCTTACAGTTCGTCCACCAGGTGTTAATGCACCCATCATACGACCTGTATTGAATAAATCTACTTTTGTTGATTTTCCTTCTCTTTGAAGTTGTTTTAAATAACCTGAAGAATATGGAGCAAATGGTACATCATTAACATCAATTCCTTTTGCTGTTTTAGTTCTAATTATATCTAATAATTGAAAACCACCTTGTAAAACACCTTTATCAATTATTCCTGGAAATTTTCTTTGTAATCTTGCGTATCTTTTTTGAATAGCTTTTGAATTAGTTTTTATCTTAACTTCTAAAGCCATTATCTAGTCAATCGTCTAAATCCATGTAAAGGTTCTCTCTCATTAACAGAAATAGTTTGGTTAGCATCAGTATCATATTCAACACCATCTTCTAATATCATTCTCCATTCGATATTATATTGGCTCATGTAGTATTCTGCCATTCTTTCAAATCTATCTTTTTCTGTTTCTGGTCTAAATTTACTTAATGCTGGTAAAAAGAATCTACCTAGAAATAGATAAACACCTGCTCTTTCGAACTGATCTAAATTAACTTTTGTATTGACCATTTCTGCTGTGTTTAAAACTGTAATATCTGTAAATACATTTTGCTTATAAACAGGCCACCACTCAATTCTTAATTGTCTAAAAATATCATTTGTAGTTTGAGCAAAGAAATTAACTGCTTCAGTATCTGTTGATGCTATTCCAAAATCAAAAGCATCAGGCTGATATTTAGTTACATCACTTGCAGTTATTACATCTGCACCAGTATAATTAGCCATTATTTACTCCAATAGATTAAAAAAAGAATTATAGTTATAATAGGTGCTATAAACAGAAGATTATTCCATGTCTTTCTGTACAGCCACTTCCAATTCTTTCTTATCTGTTTCCAAATCCACTTGTACATCTTTTTTCTTCTTTATTACTTTTTTCTTTTTAGGTTGTTCTATATTTGTTTCTTTTACAACATCTTGAACAGGTTTAAAACCTCTAAAATCCCATTTAGCTTTGTTGTCTTGATATTGCTTTAAATCTCTTTCAATTATTCTATTCCCTCTTTGTAATTTTATAGTTTTTTTATTTTCAATTATTTTTACCATTTTATCTCCTTGTTAGAAGTAGGGGCTATTTCTAGCCCCCACTAAGTATTCAATTATTATTGAATTGATGAATCGTAGTGTAATTCTACACCATATGAATCATGGATTTCTCCAACACCATATACTGATGTAGCCACAATCTCATCTGCTCTTAGAGAAGCATCTCTTTGAGTTTCGATTTTAACATCTTGCATCATAGCGATTGCTAGTGCATCTTTGTGCATAGCCGCACCTTTGTAGTCACCAGCTGTACCAGTATTAGCAATATTTGAAGTTTCAAATATGTTCATACCAGCTAATCTGCCTACGAAACCTGATCTTAGAGCTTCATTTGATAAGTCATTACCATTTGCGTTTGCAAAAGTATTAGTCAAGTTAGCTTTTAGATCGTAAGCGATTTTAGGGTGTAATACTACTGCACACTCATCAACATTAAGAGCATTTTCTCTTAGAGTTGCTAGAGCATTGAAGATTACAGCAGATGAAATAGCACCTGTACCATCTCCAAGAGTTACATTAAAGCCATCAAACAAAGCTGTTAAGTCTTGGTCTTGTTTTCTAGCTAATGCTTCACCGAATAACTTACCAATGTCAGCCGCAACATTTCTTGGTGCAGAGTTTCTTGCTAAGTCCGTTAAAGTTGTCATAACACCCACTTCCGAAGCTGTAATAGTTACAGAACTAGGGTCAATCGCTGTATTAGATAAGTCAGTTGCTTCAGAAACAGCGGCCGCACTTACTTGTGCATACACTGGTACTTCAACTGCTTTTCCACCACCTGTGATAGCATAGTTTTTAACTAAGTTTCTCATAATGGATTTTTCAGAAGCAACGAATTGTGCTTCTGCTACTATCTCTGTGT